TTTTGTCAGTGCTAAGTTTACGGCGAGCAGCTTGAAGTTTTTTCTGAGCGTCTTCTTTCTTTTTAGCTGCTGCAAGATTTTTAACTACTTGTGGATTCGTACTAACAAAAGGTTTATTCTTTGGTCTACCCTTTAATACGTTTATGGATGTACCAGACTGTGGCCCTTTAGTTATCTTAGCTGTCTTATAAGGAGTGACAGTAACATTACTCTTAGGCTTATCAAGAGCAACAGCTTTCTTTTTAGCTACAGTCTTTTTAGCTACAGTATTAGGATTACGATCCATAGTCAGCTTCTGTACTGCTGGCTTTCGCTTCTTCTTAGTAGCATCTTTCTGACGAACTACACCTGTCTTACTTTTAAGTACCCCTGTTTTAGTTTTAACAGCAGTACCTTTAGAATCTTTATTAAGCTGATTAATTTTGTATTGAATACGACCTGCTGCTTGTGACTTAGCACCATGTTTTTTCTGTGCTGCTGCAAGTTGTGAATTTAATTCTTTAAGTGTGGCCATGATCTTCCCTTTAATAAAAGAAAGGGGAACTCCCTAGAAGTCTAAGCAGTTCCCCCATGAAGGCTAAATTAATAGCCTATGTATTTACCCAAGAAGGGCAATAGCGACAGCAGAAGCATCACGTAGTACGCCAGTGCCATAGATGGTATCACTGGTGAATAGATCAGCCAACCATTCTTGCTTGTACTGAGTCTGTGAACGAACAGCCATTTGCTCAACTAGGACAAAAGCATCCTTGTGCATAAGCATACCGATCTTGTTCGCACCATCAACTGGGCAGTTGTTACTGATGTAAACATCTACACCATACAAGTTACCAATCTTGCCATTGACAACAGTGTTGCCAGTTACAAAGTCAGAAGAGGTATAACGCTCAATACCCATAACTGTGTTACGAGCAGAAGGTGGAAGGATCAATGAACGTCCGTCCATAGGGACATCAGCATCATCTAGCATTTGAATTAGGTTACGGAAACCAGCATCGTTAAATGCCTGAGCCGCACCAGTATAGTCTGTCAAAGCACCATCGGCAGCGATTTCTTTTGCCTTAGCCCAGTTAGCTCCGTTACCACCTTGAGTAGATTGACCTAACAAGAAGATATCGTCTTCAACTTTCTTAGCTAAAGCATAACCAGCATCACCAGTATAGAACTTACGCATAGAAGCCTGTGCTTGAATGTCAGTAATATCTTCGATGAGGCGTGAATATTCAAAGTGCTTATCTACAGATAGAGTCAACTGAGTAGCAGTCTCGTTCTGGATAGTAACTGCTGTGTTAGCAGCCTTAGCAGTAGCTGATCCACGGGTAGGCTTAGGGATATGAATACTATCACCTTTCTTACCTGTCATTGGCATCTTGTTTACTAGGTTTGCAATAACCAATTCCTTCTTATAAGCAGCGATGATCTCATCACTCCAAATCTCAGGGATAAAGTTAGCAGCAGTTGTGTTGTTTGTGTTACCGCCCATTGCGGGATAGACTGAAGTAGCCATTATATATTCTTCCTAAAGTATAAAGTTATCGAACTCTACCCTCTTCATATGCTTTCATGATAATATCATTGTTAGCGAGGTAGCGTTCTGGTTCGTACTGCATCATATGTAGTAATTCAGATCGCTTAAGGAACTTCTTAGTAGTCTCACCAGAACCTCTTGCTGAACCATTACTACCACTCTTAAGAGAACGCTTACGATCTCCTTCGGCAGCAGCAGCAGACTGTGCAATTAATTCCTGTTGCTCTTTCCATGTAGTAAACAGATCGTCAGCAGCGTCAAAGTCAAACTCTGCATCTGCCCTCTGTAACTTCTTAGTACGAGCCTGAGACTTACCCACCCACTCTTGGAAGCCAGTATCATTTACTATATCCATCGCATCTGGATGGGTTGCAAAGATCCTGTCACGGGACTCCATTCGTTCTAGCTTCTTGGTAGCTTCATTAGCTGCTTTCAAAGCTGGATGGTTTGCTAATTTCTTATCAAAGGTAGCATTAGGATTCTCTAAGAAATCCATATCACTAACTTCTTCCTCAACGATTTCTTTAGTGGCTGTTTGATTAACAATGTAATCATCTACCAGCTTTCTCAACTCACCTACTTCGTTACCCTGACGACCTGCCATCTTCTCGGCTTCTTGGTGCATTCGGACTAACTCAGCAGCAGACTTCCCTTTGTACTTATCAGGTATATCTTCTTCATCAGTTTGTTCTACAGGTGTAGCTTCTGACTCGATTGATTCAGTAAGGGTTTGGTATTCTTCACCATCTGCTAGTTGAGGTTCTTGGTTGCCCTCTAAAAACTCTGCCATTTGTTGCTCCGTACTTTATAGTATTATGGAATTAATATTAATGAGGTTACTTCAATAAGAAGGCTCATGAGGTACTACGTTCTCTCTCAATCTGTTTTTGGCGTTGCTTTGCCCATTTGATTGTAGCCCCTGCAAAGTCTCCTGAGTGGGGATCTAACTTACTAATAGGTGCAGCTAGTTGTCGATGAGACAGACTGTTACATTCAGAGCATACACTTTCCCGACTATCGGAATGTACGAACTTCTCTTCAGTGTAACTACATTCACTACATGTGAAATCATAAACGCGAATCATTTACGAAATCCTCATAAGAGTTCTTGATGCCATCTTCAAACCTTAATAGTTTTCCAATGATGTCTAGTTGCCCTTGTCGGTAGTGTAATTCTTTTTCAGTTTTACAAGTGACTATATCACGCAGAGATTCCTCTGATTGTGTAAAGTCTTCTAGTAAAAACTTCCATCCTTCTAGTTGAAATATATCAATCAATGATTCATAATATCTTTCTAGTTCTGGATCTATATCTGTTGACATTGCGTTTTCCTTGTGTTAGGGCGCGTACTATTTACTGGACTATAACACACAAAGTATTATAAGTCAAGAGTTATTTTAATTATCTTGCATCTGCTTATTAACGATTGCTTCTTTACTTTCAATCTCTCGTTCTTTCAATACTAACTCAGCAACCTTAGCGCGTTGAAGGAACTCTTTCTCGTCAGCGTCACCTTCATTAATGTTAGTAGTAAGAACTTTTAAACGATCAGTCTCAGCTTCCATTGGTAGTAGTTCAGTCTCAGTATTAACCTTAGCTGTCCTAGCTGCTGACTCCATAGCTTGTCCTTGTAACACTGAAATGTATGCTTCCTTCTGTTTAATCTCCATCTCTACACTAGCTTGAGCCATTGGATCTGGCTGACTAGCTTCTGATAGTTTAGCAATTAGAGTCTCACGATTAGCAAGATTCATATTATCAACCACTGACTTAACCAACTCAGGATACATTGGAGTATCAGGAGACATAGTTTGTAGTAGTTGTACTAGCTGAGAAACCTCGTACTCACGGGCAATAACACCTAGAGAACTAGAAGGAACAAACTTAAAGTCACCTGTTGGGAACTTGTCAGGGTGATACTGCATGTAACGCCACGCACTCTGCTGTACAAACGGAATGAGGAAGCACTCTTGGAAGTTAATCAAGGTACGCTTGTGACGCTTGATGATAGCACCTAGGCCCATAGAGACTGCACCAGCAGCAGCTTGACCATTAACTACACCAGCCATGCCAACACTATCTACAGCACCTGTAGCGTTCTGTACCATACGCTGAAGGTGATCTGCTTGGCTAAAGGTAATGTTATCTACGTTACCAAAGTTCATTGGTTGTATGATCTCGTTAGGATTACCATTTGTAAGAATAGTCTTACCAGCCCTAACTTCCATCTTAGCCCCACGCGGCATACGAGAAGCATCCATAGCCATCATTGGGTGGACAGTCAAGGCTAAAGCATCAATACGAGCGCGTAGTTCTGTGTCTAATGCTTTCTGACTGTTGTATCCTTTCTCACAAACACCTCGTCCCCAGAAACGACTAGGCACTACATCCCAAGGGAATGCAACTACAGGGCGATCCTGCATCATGTAAGGGTTTTCTTCTAGCTTAAGGATGCTTGACCCATTAGCTATGACTGCGACAACCTCAACATAGTTCGATCCATTCTCTGTCATGGTTTCAGATAGAGAAATTTCCTCTTCATCCTCATCATACAGGTAGGATTCTAAAATTGAGCGAGGGATTAGACCATAGTATTTAGTTAGACGTACTCTATCTTCATCGTAATCGTCAATATCATCTTGAGCCTCTAGGAATGAATGAGTGCTGCTATCATTAATATCAACATCTTCGTACACACCCTCTTCAATCAACTGCTGTACTTGGTGTATAGGAACATATTCATCAATCGCTACACCTAACGCCTCTTCAATAGAGGAAGCTGTGGGATCTATCAAGAAGTTCTGTGGTAGTACAGGGCGTACAGTACAAGAGACTTCTTTAGTCTCAATAACACCAAAGGTAGCTACCTGACCATCCATAGCTGGCTGTGTAGAAGGAACTCTACGTGTCTTTTCCTGTACAACAACCTCACCAATACCTGTACCAAACACAGCAGCGTTGACGATACACTCAGATATAGCTTGTCGTGTCTTGTTAAGTGAATACTCTTCTGTTAACTGCTTACGTAGGTACTCAACGTCACCACGATCTTGATCATCTACATCATCACGTATGTCAAAGAACTGACCACGCCCAAATGTAGCTTCTTCTACCTCAGCAACACTGCTTTCAACAGCTTGCTGTAGGGCAGGACTGATTAAACGGGAGCGTTCACTCTTCCGTAAGGAATCTTCCCCTGCCCAGATACCACGCCATAGGCGATTGTATTCATCAAACCTCTGCTCGTAGTTAGATTCAAAGTGATCACGCCAACCATCACATTTTTCCATGATCCAGTTTTCAGCAGTCTCTTCAAGTAGTGCTTCTTCTTCATATGACATAATTAATATCCTGCAACAGCATCCATAAATTCATATTCATCGTCTTCGTAGTCATATGCGTAGCTGATCTTAGCTAACTGATCAATGTATGCCAACGAATCTATTAAATCATCGTGTACTAAGTGGTTAGGGAACTGGAATAACTGGTCTAAGAACTCTGTATTCCACTCACCTTCGTTTAAAGTTATCTGACCATGCTCAAATCTGCCCTGTAAGGCCCATATGATGCGGTCAGTCTTCCGTTTATTACCATGAGTTAACTCTTCTACCCGAAAGAAGAACTGTTCTTGCTTCATTCTGTCTAGTAAGTAGGGATGTACAGCGTTCTTCAACGCTCCTTTCTCTACACCTACAGCAATAGGCTGGTAATCTCGTACAGCTTGGAAGATTTTGTCGGCAGTCTTCTTAACATCCCATCGACCATAGATAACATTATCAACCCACCACCCGTCTGGCCCTGCTTTGACAACAGATATGGACGTTGTNTCCAATTTCTTTTGTTTAGACGTAGTGGCTTTCTCAATATCAGCAAAACCTGCGAGGTCAACAGAGATATANTANTCTCCCTCATCAGGTTCCTCCGTATCAAACTCAATCCANTCTTCACTGAANATNGCNCCCCCTGCTGCTTCAAAGGATGCAAGGAACTCTTGACGGAAAGCA